TCGCGGGGCGCCAGGTTGGGGTTGGCGGTCTCGGTCACCGTGCCCGGGATCCCCTGGTCCTGGCTCACCACCTTGGGGGCGTCCGGGTCGATGGGCTGGGCGTCGTGGAGGGCCTGCTCCCGGCGCTGGGCCATGGCGAGCTGGGAGCGGAGGTTGGCCTGCTCCTGCTCCAGGGCCGCCATGCGGGCCATCACCACCGACGTGTCCCCCGAGTCCTTGGCCGCCACCACGGGGGCCAGGAAGTCGCCGTTGGGGTCGTCGGCCACCGTCATCAGCCTGGTGTCGGCCATGTCGTAGGCCTCCAACGGGGGACGCATGGCCTCGAACAGGGCCTCGGTGTCGAACGGGGTGCCGTTGATGCTCAGCCGCAACGCCTCGGCGTCCACCCCGTAACGCTCCCGCAGCCGCTGGTACTCGTACACCCGCACCCGGTTGCGGGGATCGAAGTTGTTGGCCTCCGGGTGCCCCAACCACAGGCACATGGCGTCCCAGTCGACCATGAGCTGGCCATGAGCAGGGATGGTGAAGCTGCGACCGTTGAACGCGCTGACGAAGTCGGTCTCCCCGACGTTCACCAGCCGGACCACATCACCGGAGGCCATGGAACGGGATGCTACGACAGGTACTTCGGCGTGACCCACACGTCGACCACCCCACCGGCACCGGCGCCGATGGCGATCCCCACCGACTGGCCCAGACCGGGGGTGTTGTTGGTGGCGACGCGACCGGCGGTGGTGCCCGAGGCGATGAGGACGTCACCGGCGGCCGGGGCGGTCCCGGTGTAGGCCACCCCCGAGGCGGTGCCCTGCACGATCACGTTCACCGTCTGCCCCACGTTGGCGGCGTTCTGGGTGATCCCGATCTGCAACGGGTTGGGGGTGGTGGTGTTCACCCGGCACGTGTTCCCCGCCGGGTCGATCTGCACCAGCTGCTTGGCTCCCACCGCGGCGGTGGACACCACGAACGGGGCGGTCTCGTTCCACCCCTGCTGGTCGAGGGTCGAATACCCGAACGCCCCCGTCGGATTGGCGATGGTCTTGGATCCCACAGATGCCTCCTAGGCCGAGTAGTTCGTGATCTTGCCGTGGCGGCTGTCGTTGGTGATCCCGATGTTCCCGGCGAACAACAGCATCGACACGTAGGCGTCCTGGTCGGGGGGCTTCATCCAGTCCTCCATGGCGAAATCCCCCCGCGGGGTGGTGAACCAGTACACGTAGTCCTCGTTGATCATCACCACCGCGCTGTTGGTGGTGTTGGGACCGTCGAACACGTGGGAGTCCACCGTCCACGGCACGTTGTTGAACAGCAGGTTGGTGAACCCCGCCGAGGCCAGCAGCTCGTCCGCCCCCGCCGGTTGCACCGTGTACTGGGAGAACGGCGTGTTCTTGGCCCAGAACCGGTTGTACTGCTCCTGGCGGGACACGATCAGCGTCGGCGCCCTCCCGCCCTCGGTGCAGTTCCCGAACATCGACTGCAACGACGCCAGATCGAGGGCGGCGGTGGTGCTGTCGATCTTCGACTTCCACCACGTGTTCGTCGTCCTGGACAGACCGGCGTAGGTGTTGTTCACCGTCCCGTCGTCAATGGCCACCTTCAGGCCGTCCAGGTCCTTGGCGTTGGACCCGTCCGACCACAACCCGATGGCCAGGTTCTCGGCGATCTCCATCTGCGCCTGATCCGACATCAACCGCACGATGTTGGCGATGGCATCCGGCGAGTTCGCCTTGATCAGGCTCAGACCGTCGATGGCCAGCGGCACGTAGTGCTGCTTCCAGTCCAACGCCGCGTTCTTCACCGTGTCCGACGGGGCGATGGTCAACTGGTCGAACCCCTGGTAGGGACCACCGGCAGCGAACCGGCCGTACATGAGCGGCAGTTCGATCTGCAAACCACCCTGCACCAGCTTCTTCTTGGAAGCAATCAGCCTAAATAGGACAGGATTGCTTCTATAGATGTTATCGGTCACTTCGGGCAAAATGTACCTTCGGGAGATACTGTTCAATACGTTCGTACCGATAGGTGTCGCCATCTTCTACCCCTTAAGTTCCTTTCGGAGATACCGGACAAGTTGCTCTGCAAGCTCCGGGTCGTCCTGTAGGAGCCCGATAGCCAGGTTGTGGGGTCCACAGAGAACCCCCCGAACCTCACCAGTGAGGTGATCGTGGTCTACGTAGGGGAACGGCGTGAGGGGTCCTCTACAGATGGCGCACGCATTCCCCTGTTGTCGAATCAGGTGTTCATACTCGTGCATAGAGATTCCATAGAGACGCTTGAGGTCAGAGTTGCGCTTGATCCGACGCCATTGTTCTGGGTTGTCCTTGCGCCACTGACGGTTGCGAGCACGGATCTTCTCTGGGTCTTTGACTCGGTCGGCACGAGTTCGCGCAGCCATACAGACGAGGCAATAGGACTTGTGAGACCCGGTGTGAGGTTCGCCGCACTTCGAGCAGATACCAGTGAGCTTGCTCACTGAACTTGTCCGTTGCCGTTCATGGCCGCGGCGATCTCCTGGGTCATGGCGGCGTGACGGTCTTCGGGGGTGGAGGGGACGGGCTCGCGGCGGGGGGCGCTGCCGCCGGAACCGGACAGGGCCGTGAGCTGTTGTTTGCGTAGGGCGGCGGTGTCCTCGGTGGCCTGTTCGGCCTGTTGGGAGGAGACGCGCTGTTGTTCGTAGCGGTCGCGGTAGGCGGGGGTGGTCCAGAACATCATCTCCAGGGCGGCGTTCATGCCCTGGCGGATGCCGCCCTCGCGTTGGGAGAGGCCGGGGAGGATGGCGGCCTGGGCGATGGAGGTTTCCAGGGCTTCCATGGCGCTGTCCTCCAGGCCGTACTTGGTCTGGAAGTCGGTGTGGGCGGCCTGGATCTGGCCGAGGCGGGCGTTGTAGTCGGCCTGCTGCTGGTTCTGGACGACGGGGGTCATGGACTGGGTGAAGGTGTCCCGCAGTTGGCCGATCTCGGCTCGGAGGGCGCGGATCTCGGTTTGGGCGCGGGGGTCGAGCCAGTCCCCCTCCCCTTCCGGCGGCGGTTGCGACGAGGTGGCGGGGGAGGGGGCTGGCGGTGCTCCAGCGTCCGGTCGGGGTTGGACGGGGGGCTGGAGAGGTTGGAGGGTGTACTGGCCCGACAGGAGGGCGTCGATGGCCTGGACTTGTTGGGGGGAGAGGTTGTTGAAGTACTGGTAGACGGGGACCATCTGGGCCAGCTGGTCGGCGCTGTAGTCGACGCCGGAGAGGGTGAAGGCGGGAGCAGGCTGGCCGTCTCCCGCGGCCGGAGCTTCACCCTGCTCCGGTGGCGCCTCCCCCTCGGTGACGGGCGGTGCTGCGGCTGTCGAGGTTTCCTCGGGGGCGGTCTCCGGCGACGGCGGTTCCTGCCCCTCCGCAGGTTGGTCGTCGCCGGGAGCGGCGGTGTCAGTTTCGGGTGACGGGTCCGCGCTCGAAGAGGTGGGGAACCGGCGGTCGACGGCGTCGAGGAACGATTCGATGAACTCGTCCTCGGGGGACTGTTCGGTGACGTCGCTCATGTGGTGTGTCCTTGCCTGACGATCTTGGTGCCGCTCTTCTTGCCGAGGATGCGGTTGGCCTTGGCGTCGATCTGGGCCTTGCCCGCCGGTGACAGGTTCCCCGCTTTCACCTGCTGGGAGGCTCGGGCCTTGGCGTTCGCGGCGTGAGCACGATCATTCATGGGATACGCGCGTCTGCCTGGCAAGCCGAAGCTGCCCTTGGGTAGCGCGTTACGAGCCTTAGCCCTGAGTTTGGCCATGTCAGGCTCCCGGTCCGGCGATCTTGTTGGCCACGGTGTTGAGCCGGTTGGCGGTCACTCCTCGCAGCAGGATGCGGCGCAGCTCGTCGCTGGGGGGGATGGTCGGTCCCTGCATGAGCCCGGGGACTCCGGCGGGGCCGATGGGAGGCCCACCCGGTGGCGGCATCCCCGGCGGTGGCATCCCCGGCGGCGGTCCGGGCGGGGGGCCGACCGGGCCCGCTCCCGGCATCATCGGCCCCCCTCCGGCCATCGGTCCCATGGGGCCGCCCATGGGGGGTCCCATGCCGCCCCCCGGTCCCGGTCCTCCGCCCATCTGGGAGGGGAGGGGGATGTTGGGGACGTTGACGCCCTGCAGCGCGTCGGAGCCCTGCTGCTTGAGGCGCTGCAGGACGATGGTTTCGAGATTGATGATGAACGGCAGGTCGGCGTTGTCGGTGGTCTTCAGCCCCTGGATGTCGGACAGGACCGACCGCAGGCCTTCGGTGAAGGTGTCGGTGGTGCGGGTGCCGGTGGCCATCTACGCCTCGGCTTCGGCCTGCTCGCGTTGGGCTCGCTCGACGTCGGTCTCCGGTAGCTCGTCGGTGGGGATCGTCGCCTTCTGTTCGTCGGTGAACAGGTGCGGGTAGCGGCGCACGTTCTCGGCGGTCAGCTCGTCGGAGCCGGGGGGGTCGGTGGAGGCGGGCGGCTCGGGGGCGATGGCCTCCATGGCGGCGTTGATGTCGCCTCCGGGAGCGTCGGCGGGCGCGTCGGCGGGAGGTTCCTCGGCGGGGGCGTCGGCCTCGGAGCTGTGGACGCTGCGGGGACTCACTTCACTTGCAGATCGCGAGGGGCGGAGCGGCCCTTGGGCTGCGCCTGGGGGTTGGAACCGAACTGGCTGTTGGTGGTCTGCCCCTGACGCTGGATGGGGGCGTTCCCGGGGGCGGAGACGGCTTGTGAGGGGTCTTGAGCCATGACGTGGGTCCTTTCGACAGTGGTTGGGAAGCTACTTCTTGCGTTTCGTGGGCTTCTTGGTCGCCTTCGAGCCTTTGACGTGCTGGGGGAGGCCTTTGAAGTTGGTCTTGGCTGCGAACTCCTTGGCCCAAGGCTGGTCGGTGGCGAAGGCGTACCGCTGTTGAGCCCTGGAGACGAACGGCACTACTCGTCCTCGGGTTCTTCCGGTTCGATGTATGCCGCGCCGAACCCTGCGTTGGCGGGGTTGGCCATGATCCGCCCGAAGTACTGGGGGTTGAAGTCGTAGTCGGACATGCCGTTCCCGAAGTCGGGAGGGAGTCCGGTGGTGTTGTAGGCGTCTTGTTCCCCGAACTGGACGTGGTCGTCATCGGGGGACGTTTGCAGCGATTTTCTGGCCATTGGCGGTCTCTTTCTGTTGGAGTTCGGCGAGCTGCTGGCGGAGGGCTTCGATGGTGATGCGCTGGTCGGCGATGACCAGCAGCAGGGCGATGAACTGTTCGGGGTTCACGTGCCCATGTCCTCCACCGAGATCTCGTTCTGTTGGCCTGCCGCTGCGCCCGCCGCCACCGTGCCCGACCCTGTGCCGGAGGAGCGGACGACGTTGAGACCGAAGCGGACCGAGGCGGTGGAGGCGGCGAGATAGCGGGCGGCCACCGTGGCCCCGCCCTGGAAGAGGCTGACCCCCACGCTGCGGAACAGGGAGTCGCGGATGTTGGTGGCCCCCGCCAGCATGTAGACGTCCCAGACGTCACCGTCGATGGTGGACAGCAGACCCCGGTACGAGGCCACGATGCGGTACTTGCGTCCGGCGACGACGTTGGCGTTGACGCCGACGATCTCGATGCCGGTGGTGGTGATGGGGCCGACGGCGGTGGTGTTGGAGGCGTAGGCGATCTCGCCCCGGGCGGGGCTGGAGGTGGTCACGACCCAGTCGGTGAGGGAGCTGGAGTAGGTGAGGACGACCGAATCCCGCTGGTTGAGGGTGAGGTTGGCGCCGCCCGGGTTGCGGATGTTGGACCCGGTGAGCACGGATTCGTCCTGCAGGGTGATCGGTTGGGCGGAGATGTTGACCAGGGTGATGGTCTGGCCGTTCTGTCCCGCCGCCATGGTGGGAGCGGAGGTGAGGGTGAGGGCGCCGCCGCTGGTGTTGTTGAGGTTGACGGTGCTGGCGGTGATGGGGACGGTGGCGGCGGCGGTGGCGATGGTGGCGGCCGTCGGGGTCCACACCGTGGTGGAGGCGTTGCGGATCCCGATGTTGGTGGTGCCCCCGGAGGCGGTGCCGATGTCGAGGTAGATGTTGGTGCCGGTGGTGGAGATGGCGGAGGCGAGGTCGAGGACCGTCCAGTTGGTGGCCTGGGCGGAGGTGATGGCGGTGGAGGAGAAGCTGATGCCCTGGGTGATGATCCCGCCGCCCGAGTTGGTCGGCTGTTTCATGACGAACCCCCGCCACAGGGGGAGCGTCACCCCCGCGCCGGGGGCGCAGGTGGCCTCGAAGCCGACGAAGTCGGAGCCGCCGGTCAGGGTGCCGGTGCCCACGGTGGTGAACAGCGGCCCGGAGTAGAAGTCGGCGATCGGCCCCAGGGTGACGGCGGCGTTGTCGGCCGTGTAGGTGGGACGGGAATCGAACGTTTCGAGGATGCCGAGGTTGACCGCCACGCCCGACGAGTTCTTGACGGTGGCCCGGTTGGTGAACGCCATCGACCCGAACGTGGCCGCGTTCTGGGCGAACACCAGGATCGGTTCGTGGGACCAGATGCCCGTGGATCCGGCCAGGTTCCCGCCTCCCCATTGGCCGGAGGCGTAGTTGATGGTGTGGGTCTGGCGGAGACGGATGCCGGGGCCGGGGTCGGAGGTGAGGGTTTCGTTGGTGATGTCGCGCAGGCGCACGGGGGAACGGAGGTTGACCGCTCCCGCCCCGGAGGCGGTGCTGTCGCCGTTGAGGATGATGACCCCCGCTCCGGCGGCGTTGGCCCCGTTGATGGTGTTGCCCCCGGCGGTGTTACTGGACATGGTCCAGATCTGGGTTCCGGCCCGTCCCGCGATGAGGGCGTACTGGGGGAGCCAGTCGGTGGTGGTGTCGGGCGACCACTTGAGGTCGTAGTCGGTGGCGCTGTTCTTGAGGAGGGCGGCGTTGGCGACTCCGCCCACGGGGACGTTGCCCGACCCGGCAGTGGACCACTGGACGTTGTAGCTGGTGGCGTCGATCTTGGACAGGACCTGGCCCGCCGCCCCTCCCGTGGGGAGGGGGTTGGCCATGGTGCCGTGGGCGTGGTCGGAGCGCGACAGGGTGGTGGCGGTGCCGTCGGTCGAGGCCAGGGAGAAGTTGACCTGGGCGGTGACGCTGCCGAACGCCTCCCGGGCGTGTTTGTGGTCCTCCCGGGCGTAGGTGGTGGCGGTGCCGACCACGGCGGCGTCACCGACCGCCTGGGTGGTGACGGTGGTGGCGGGGTTGGGGATGACGGGCGCGGTGGGGGAGCCGTGGGTGTGGTCCTGGCGGGCGTAGTTGGTGGAGGTGCCCACCGCCGAGGCGATGCCGTAGGTGGTCTCCGAGGTGACCGTGGTGGCCGGGGTGCCGCCCCCGCCCGCCACCGTGGCCCACTGCACGTTGTAGTTGGTGCCGTCAATTTTGGTGAGGGCCTGGTTGGCGGTCCCGCCGGTGGGGATGCCGGGGATGGACTGCCAGGTGGTGCCGTCGTTGATCTTGGCCATGTCAGGCGCTCCACACTTCCATGACCGCCTGTCCCGAGTTCCCGCCGTAGCTGGTGTTGGCGTTGCCCGCCCCGAACGTGCGGGCCGACGTCCAGTCGTACTTGTAGGAGTTCCCGGCGGTGAGGCCGGTGACGAGGACGTGGTGGCTGACGCGGGCGTTGATCTGGGTGGAGGCGGCGGTGAACAGGACCTCCGACTTCGATCCGGCCACGTCCACGCCCCCTATCCGCAGCCCCCATCCGAGGGTGGAGTTGTTGTTGATCTGAGCGAAGGCGGTGAGCACCACGATGACGTTGCCGCTGGCGGGAGCGGTGAACGTGACCGTCATGTTGGTGGTGTCGATCTCCAGGTAGGTGGACCCGGAGGCAGCGAAGTTGACGACGGTGGCGGGGTTGTAGATGTGGGAGGCGAGCAGGCTGGTGCCGCCGCCGCTCCCCGACGGGTTGCCGTTCTCCCACAGGTCGTTGGCCACGTTCCGCCCGCCGGTGGACGTCTTGGGGTCATGGGTTCCGGCGGGGTCGATGAACACGATGTTGGTGAAGCTGTTGGCGTCGGGGGCGGTGCCGGTGGGCCACACGTACTGCGTGGAGGACCACACCTTGGTGGCCAGCAGGCCCTGCTGGAGGGCGGTGAGCGACGCCCCGCCGGACACCGTCGTCCATTGGACGTTGTAGTTGGTGGCGTCGATCTTGGTGAGCGACTGGCCCGCCGTGCCGCCGGTGGGCAGCTCGCGGGCGCTGGTGCCGTGGGTGTGGTCGTTGCGGGCGTAGAGCGTGCCGGTCCCCACCGCCGAGGCTTGCCCGTAGGCGGTTTCGGCGACGACGGTGGTGGCTGGACTCACCCCCGCGCTGACCGTGGACCATTGGGTGTTGTAGTTGGTGGCGTCGATCTTGGTGAGGGCCTGTCCGGCGGTGCCCCCGGTGGGGACACCCTGGCCCGCGGGACCGGCGGGACCCGTGCTACCCGCAGGACCGGCTGGACCCGTGGGGCCAGTGGGACCGGGCGGACCGGGCGGACCCTGGGTGCCCTGGAGGACGGGGCCTTCGAGTTGCACGTCGAAGTGGGGGCTGTCGACGGTGACGTCGAACTCCTGGGTGGTCACCGGGTGACCTCCTGGGTGACGTGGGCGGGACCGCGGGCGATGGTGACGATGTGCCCGGTGGGGTCGGTGACCTGCAGGTCCCACTGGTAGCAGCCGGTGAGGGGGGTGGTGACGGTGCGGGCCAGGGACATGAGGATGGACGACGGCAGGGTGATCGAGCAGGTGAAGGTGGCGTCGATGGTGGTGTCGTTGTCGGCCACGTCCCGGCGCAGCTGGGCGGTGGGGGCGGTGAACCCGGTGAGGTCGAGGGCGGTGCCGTTGGTGGTGACGTTGACGGTGGCGGTGTAGTCGTCGCCCTGGTAGATGGCGATGGGGGTGGCCTTCACTGGCTTCTCCCCGCCCGCTGGCGGGCTCCGGGAGGCTGGAAGGCCTGCGCGGCGGTCAGTTGGGCGATGCGGTCGGCGATCTCCCCCGCGTTGGGGATCCCCAGCTTGGTGAGGGCCTGGAGGGGGTCGTAGAGGCCCAGGGTGTAGAGCTGGATGGTCTCGGCCCGCTCCTGCATCTGGGAGATGTGGGCGCCGATCTGGGAGATGATGGTGAACCGCATGGGGTGCTGCACCACGTTCCCGTTGCGGTCGAGCATGGGGACGTGGAAGTGGGTGGGGGCCAGGGCCATGGCCGTGTTCTGCCCCGACGGGCCGGTGACGGCCATGAGGCGGGGGGTGTCGTAGTTCTCGACTATGAGGCAGGCGATCTGCTCGTAGGCCGCTCGCAGCGCCCATTCGAGCCCTCGGAGGTGGGAGCGGATGCGGGTGAATCCCGCTTCCTGCACAGAATCCAGCACGTCAGAAGCATTACGGCCAGTGGGGGTAAAGCCACGAGTGATGGCAGAAAGGCCACTGATGCGCTCCATCTCGGTGACGAAGAACTGGACGAGCTGGGGGATGATCGGGTGCAGGGGGACTGGTTCCATCCACTTGGCCTGGTTGATGTCCCCGGTGACGGTGATGCGTGTGCCCGGGCGGTTCGGGATCCGGGTGCGGGGAATCCCACTGCGGCCTCCTTCCAGGAACGGCGGGTTGCCGCACAGGTCGATGTTGTGGATGGTGCTGGAGAGCAGCCGGTTCAACGTGATCTGGGAGGAGGACAGGTCCTCCACCAGGCTCTGGCCCCAGAACTCGCCGGTGTCGTCGGCCACGAACCGCTGGTAGGGGTGCTGGCCGTGGGACCACAGCTGGTAGGCGGGGACGTCGAGGAGGACGTGGTTGCCTGCCACCACCACGCACCGCCAGTAGTCGAACAGGGTGTTGCGGCCGTTGATGGTCTGGGGTTCGTGCTGACGGAGCCAGCATTCCAGGACGGTGACACCACGGTCGTTGGGGTCGGGATCGCCGGGACTGAAGCGCGTGGGGAGCGAGGCGGAGCGCGTCGACGGGGCGATGGGGGCGGCCTGGCCGGGGAACGTGCGCGCGCTCGCTCGGGGCGGGTTCCCCAACCGGTCGGGGTGGACGTCGATGTCCTCGGTGGGGGCGGGCATCCCCTCGGCAAACAGGTTCCCGGCGTGGAAGCGGCGGTCGATCTCCTGGCGGGACATGTTGCGGGCTTCGATGTAGTAGTTGCCGTCGCGGGTGTTGCGGGCCTGGGGGTCGGGATAGAAGGTGTAGGGATCGACCCGGAGGAGCACGGCGTTGCCGAGGCCGCCGTCGAGGGTCATGTCCCAGGTGGCCTTGAGCAGGCCGGTGCCCCAGGCGTAGGAGTCCCACACCGCCTGCTTGATGTTCTCCTCGTGGCGGTGGACGGTGGCCACCGCTTCGATGACGGTGGTGAGGTCGGCCGCCACCTTGTCCATGTACTGGAAGTAGGGGGTGGCGGGACTGGCGGCGGGGACGGCGGTGTAGGTGGGGCGCTGGTCGGTCATCCACCCCGCCAGCTGGCTGATGATGGGCCGGATCTCGGGGACCTCGGGGCTGGGCAGCCACCCGGCCCGGTCCGCCATCCACGTCCGGTTGCGGAGCAGGCGGTCGTTGCGGTTCCAGGTGGCGATGATGGGACGGCGGTGCTCGCGGGCCCGGTAGAACAACTGACGGCAGTAGGCGGCCAGCTCCACGTCGTAGCGGGGCGCCACCTGCGGGGGCGGGTCGGGCCATTCGACGTGGGGGGTCTGGGCGGTGTCGGGCTCGACGTCGGTGGTGGAGGTGGCGATGGTCTGGTTGCTCATTCGATGGCCTTCCGCAGGCGATCAGCAGCGGGATCATTGCCGATCCGGCGCAGATGGTCATACGTAGCCGGGAGGCCTTCACCGGTGACTCCGAGCGCGTCGCGGTCGCGGAGATCGACGGGGACGTAGCGGTGCTCGGGACGCTCCACGGTGTGGGCCTCGCCGTGGGCGTCGTACAGGATCTGGGGCTGCGACGCCTTCTCCGACGCCCGCGCTAACTCGGAGGCGTGGTGCGCCCGGTTGCCGGGGAAGCTGGCGGCGATGCTGAACCCCCACACCCGGTGCGCCCAGTTGGTGCACCGCAGACAGAGGACTTCGTCCTCCCGCACGTCACACCGGAAGGAGATGCCGCACGTGCGGCAGACGTACTCGTACACGAGGTCATGATGCTGGTTCCTCGTTCCACGCCTGCCAGGTACGGTCGTGGTCGACGGGCTCCAACACCTTGTTGACGGGACCGGTGTAGGCCTCCAGCAGTTCGGTCGAGGAGCAGATGCACGCTTGGGCGAGGCTGGTGACGGTGTCGTCGTAGCCCGACGAGGAGTTCGGCCCGTAGGTGCCGTTGGTCATGGTCACGTAGTTCTGCATCTCGTAGAACGTGGTCTTGTCGTGAATGGTGACCGACCGGTCGACCAGCAGCTTGAGCAGGAACCCGATCATCCATTCCTTGCGCTGCTGGTTGGTGTCCCACCCGAAGTTGGTGGCGATCACCGACGGCTCCTTGTCGGCGTAGCGGTGCTTGTAGAGGTTGGGGTAGTTCATGTTGATGAGCGCCCCCATGCACGTGTAGCCCGCTCCCGTGGTCTCGCACGTGAGCAGGGCGGTGTTGTAGTACTTGCCCAGCTTGGCCAGCTCCTCGGCGAAGCTGGCGCCGTCGATCCGTCCCCGCCACGTGGCCACCTGCCGGTAGGTGCGGCGGTTGATGACCTGGGCGGCGGCGTAGTCCCCGGTGGTCACCCTCGTCGGGTCCCCGGCCACCATGTACCGGCCCCAGTCGTAGTCGCTGGACGGGGTCTGGTAGAGCTTGAGGGGGCCTCCGGCGTCGGGGACGAACCGTATCTGTGCACCCTCACGGAGAAGGCGTCCCACAAGTGGCCGCTCGATCGGCTCATAACAAGCTCGTAGGTCCGCCAGCGGGAAAATGTTGTACCCGGTAGCCACGAAGGCTTCCTCGGGAGACGACGGGTACTCCTGGTGGAACCACGCCAGGTCGTTCTGTGCCAGGTTACGGACGGCCCACCGTCGCCACCGGAGATGATCATCGTCCACGCCCAGCCGTCCGAGGACTCGTTCTTCCTCATTCAGGTCCTCCAGGGCGGGGGTGGCGTCACCGAGGATGCGGTTGATGTAGCTCCAGGTGTACTGGGGGTGGCGCCACCACGGGAAGAACAGGGGCTGGTACTCGGTGTCGCCCGCCTCCGCCGCGTACCACTGGTCGTGGAAGTAGCCGCCCACCCCGTTGGCCGTCGACTCGATGACGCCGATGGTGTTGGGCTCGAAGTGGAAGGCCTGCTCCAGGCCGCCCATGGTCATGGTCGCCTTCTCCCAGAACGCCACCTCCGAGGCGTGGACCACGTGGAGGGTCTTGGAGCGGCCGGTGTTGATGTTCTTGGCGGTGGAGATCTTCATGGACGATTTGGTCTCCGTCCACGCCAGTTCGTTGCGGGACCGGTACTTGACGGTGAACGCCCGGGCGTAGGGATACGTCTCCCAGTAGGTCTGGCTCATGCCCAGCAGGTGCTGGGCGGAGTCGTTCTCGTGGGCGATGACGAGCCCATTGATGTTGTCGAAGCTGAAACACCACAGGAAGGCGATGGCCTCGGTCAGGGTGGAACATCCCAGCTGCCGCGCCTTGAGGATGATGATGCGGATCAGCTTGCGGCGCTCGTACTGCCGCTCGACCTCGGCGATGTACTCCCGCTGCGCCCAGTTGGGCCGGAACGGAATGAGATGCGCGCGGGTGTCAATAATGCTGAGTTGCTGGAGGGCGGGAATGAGGTTCAGCTGGCGTCACCGAGCATGGCCTGTTGCAACGATCGCAACTGCCCCCGTAGTTCGCCCATCTCCTCGTCCTCGGCCTGGGCGGACAGGGCGCGGCCGATGGCCGGTAACAGCGACGCGACGATGCGCAGCTGCGTCTGGGGAGGACCGTTGTCCAACATGTCCTGGGCGACGGCCATGGCCGTGGATGCCAGAGCGCGCGCTGTGCGTCCCAGCTCCTCGTCGGAGGTGACCGCCTCGGCGACGGCGAGGGAGGCGACGTCCTTACGAGGCATCGTCGTCACCCTCTGCCGGTGGGTCGTCGTACAGCCCGAGCGCTTCGCTTTCACGGACAAGACACGTCAGCGGATGGCCGTCACACTCGGGATGCCCGTCCGGGCAGGCTGAATCGTGTTCGGTCGGTGATGTCAATGTCGCCAGCACTTCGGCGGCGACCGCGACCATCAATGAGCGGTTCGGTTCGGGTACTTCGACCCAGGGCACAGCAGAGGCACGACGGGTCTCGTATTGGTAGCTCGGTGCGAGTCGTTCGTAGGTCTCGTGGAACAGTTGCGCGAGTGCTTCCGGCGTCATTCGTCGTCACCCTCTGTCGGTGATGTCGTCTGATGGAAGCGGCCAGCAGTCGTGGCAGAAGATGCGAACATGCTCGGACGAGAACACTTCGGCTGCGTCCTCTGGCGTGCGAGTTGCCACAACCACTAGTTCCCCACAGCGCGAGCACGGCAGCGCGTGGTCCTCAAACCCTAAAATCTCGTAGCGGGTCATTCGTCGTCACCCTCTGTCGGTGGCGTCACGGGTTCGGGCGGTCGTACCAGGTTGAGCAAGAACCGCATGTCCTCGGTCGGATCCGGTTCGCTCACCATCCCGCCTTCGGCAGCTGATCTTTGGGGACCCGCACGAACGTCACCTTCCACATCACCCCCATGGTCTGGCGCAACAGGTCCATGGCGTGAGGGATCTGACCGTGAGGCACCCCCAGCGACAGCTTCATGTCCCCGCCCGGGGTGATGTTGGAGGAGTGGACGTAGGCGGCGAACTCGGCCACCTGGCCGTACACGATCGGCTTGGTGGGCTTGCCGACGACCTCCACGGCGTGATGCTCGCCCGCCCCACCCCCGGCGTCAACCGCGAGGACCAGGATCCCCCGGCCACTTCCGGTCACCGCCGTCGATCAGGTTCCGCACACCGGCCACCACCGCCCCGATCACCGTGATGACGATGAACAGGTACACGACCGTCGCGATCACTTCCATGATTTCTCTCCTCTGACACTGCCAACGTACCGTGACCCCATCGGCACACGAGCGCGGGAACTAAGGCAACAACCCCTGACCGGGCGGCACCATCACCGCCCGATGCTCGTTCCCCTCGGGCTCGATCCGAGGCTGGGGCATGGTGTCATCGGTCGGGTCCACGCCGAACCCGGTGTAATCCCACTCGTCGTCGGGCTGCCACCGCACCCGAGCATCCAGAGACGGGCTGTCTACCTTGAACGGCTCCCCCGACACCTGCTGAGGCCCCGCCACCGCGTCCATCGTCCGCTCCAACAACTGGGTCTGAGACGCCACCAGCCGCTCCTGGATCCCCCCCAGAGCACTCATGGCATCAGCGAACGCCCGAGCCTGCGCCCGATCCAGCTCCGCCGCGTACTGACGGCGCTCCACCTGGAACCCCGACAGCATCTGGCGCACCACCGCCGCGAACCGCAACACCGTCAGGGTGGTCAGAGCGGCGAACACCACCGCCAGCACCACCACCGCGACGATCACGCGCTCATCGGAGACGCAGGCGGATCCTCCAGACGCCAGTACTCGCCGTCCACCAGCACCTCAGGATCGACCTCAAGCACCTCACAGATCGCCAGCAGGTGCTTGTTCGACGGGAGCAATCGCCCCGCCAGATAGTTGCTCAACGTGCGGTCATAGATCCGCGTCTGGTGAGCCAGCTCGAACGCCGTCATGCGACGAGCACGCAACATCCGCCCCAGAACCGTGCGCTGGTTGGGCAACGGAGGCACGCCCGCACGCTAATCCGTCGTCGTTCTCGCATCATGCCCAGACCCCGGACCACCGTGTTGGCTGCGAGTTGCGCCAAGCGGCCGTGGCGGGGGTCGCCTGGGCAAGCTGGGATAGCGTCCGGCGGTCTGTCCGCCGGATGGGGCGTGTGCTGGATGGGCGAAGGATCTCCTTTGCCAGCTGGCGCGACCATCCTTGCGAGCTCGTGCGATGCGACTGGGGTTGAATGCACGGGGAGGTGGGTAGTGTGACGTGTGTCACGCTAAGGGTGATGGTGGTATCTGCCGAAGGTGTGAGATCATCTACTAGTCACCAACCAAGGAGAAGAACCAATGTTCGCAATCCCCATGCCCGACAAGGTCCGCTACTCGGAACGATCAGGTAACTGGGTCGTGACATACACGCCCCTCCATCCCCGGTGGGGCGGCTCGTGGTCTCTGGCCATCGCTCCGCAGAGCACGCGGGAGCAGTCGTCATGAGCGGCACGATCATGGGTTTCCCTGTCGCGGAAGTCTTGGAAGCCGAGAAGGTGCACGCGCGTCTCGTGAACGCGACAGGACGCGCTGACGTAGCGGAGATCCTGAGGGGCGTCAGTTACGGGGCGTTCAGGTTCCTAGACGAGAAGCCGGGCTATTTCCCGGGCAACTACAGCGCGGAACCGTGGTTCGCATGGATGCGGCAACTGCGGAACGATCCAACAAGCGATTTGTTCGATCACTTGACCTAGCGCGGTCTCGGGCGTACCCGCTCCGCGGGTGCGTTCCGTGTCCTCACTGGGCAGTCACCCCAACCAAGGAGAAGAACCATGGACCCCAACGAAACGCTTGCCCGGATGCTGGCTGAGGCTCGCATCGTCATCGACGCAGTCGATCAGGGCGGTTTCGGTCTGAGCGAACTGGACCGTGCCGAGCAGCTGGCTGAGCACGTGCTCGCACTTGATCACTGGTTGTCGCAAGGCTCGTTCTTGCCTGACCGTTGGAACAAGCAGTAGCACGCCTAGCGCGGTCTCGGGCGTACCCGCTGGGCGGGTGCGTTCCGTGTCCGTACTGGACAGTCACAACCAAGGAGAAGAACCATGAACGATCAAGACTTCACTCCCGCGAGTGTCACGTTTCCCGATGGTGCGGTCTGGACTCGCGAGAGTCCGACTGTCATCAGCTACGAAGGTCCGCGCGGGTCGAATCGCTGGGAGTGGACGAACCATGTCGACGCTTCCGCGGCTTGGCTCGCGGTGTGCACGCACTAGCGCGGTCTCGGACGTACCCGCTCCGTGGGTGCGTTCCGTGTCCTCACTGGGCAGCACACACACAAGGAGAAGAACTATGAACGAAGTTGCGACCAAGGCACAAGCACTCGGTCTCGTAGCCCAGAACGTCACCATCACAAGCACACGCGGCGCCATCTTCTGCGGCAACTTCGATCACGGTGATCACGGAGCACTACGAGCAAGTCGCGGAGCTTGCGGGCGCGGAAGCGGGCAAGAACGCGGGCTCGTGGGTGATCGATGGCACCACGACGGAGGAGACGGCGCGCCGGATCTTGCGCGGGCTCGATGATGGCGACCCGGAGATCCTGGACATGCAACCCGCGCCCTTGTCAGGTGAGTACGCGGGTGAGTCGATTCCTGAGCTGTCGGAGCAGTACGGGATCCCGTTGGATGATGACGAGGTGGCGACCGTGTTCGAGACCGCGTTCTCCGAGGCGTACTGGGCGGAGGTGGAGCGGGCGGCGCGCTACCAGGTAGAAGGCGCCTAGCACGTTCACATTGCCAGCCGACCCGGTTCGGCTGGTAGGTGTGTCGGTACTGGGCCGACAGTGACAACCAAGGAGAATGAATCATGCTGGAAGCAATCGCGGAGCGCGATGCACGGATCGTGCAACTACAGGCTCGACTGTTCGCGCATGACGGCTACGTCACTCGCGGACTGTCGCGTGATGACGCGCGGTGTCTGCTGGACGAGATCAACAGTCTGCGCGTGATGAATGGATGGCGCACGCTGAGCCTGGACGGTCGTTGGCGTCGGCCGCGTAGAGCGCTGGCCTAGCTCAGGGTCGG